CTACAACCATTTACATAGATGTTTCTCATAGCATTTTTGCCCTCACTCGTGCTTTTATCTTGTTGCTAGTAGCATGATTAATGATACTTGATACTGTGGCCAGCCTTCCATATTTTAAAACGGCATCTGCGGCGTCTTTAATTTCTGCATGCCACGGAGGAAAACTTATCTCCCAATCTAATGCTAATGCTTGTTCTATAAGATCTTTACCTGCATCATCTCTGTCTGGACATAGTATTACACGTTGACCTAGTTTGCTTATTAAATGGGCCTGCTCTGCTCCTATACTATTGCCTTGTATAGATACACCATCTATTAATATTGCATCAAATACTCCTTCAGTAACAATAACAACTTCTCTTTTACTGTCTGCAAATCTATCAATATTAAAAACATATCCTGTTTGCATGTTATGTAAATATTTTGCTGTTTGTTTTGTAGGTGGATTTATATGTCTTGCTGTCCAACCAACAAGATCTCCATTATATGAAAATGGGACTACTAATCTCTGCTTGTATAAACTTTCATCTAAGTATAGCAGTGGATATAGACCATATAGTCCCCTTTCAATAGCATACTGTCTAACTGGATGATCTGCAGATAAGTCATCTACTGACACAGCAGAATCTGGTAAGTCGACAGTTTTAAATTGAGATAATGTGTAAACATAATCTGTTGTTTCTTCTTGTTCTAATATTTCTGCATACTTTAATAGTTCTACTTGAACTTTATGCAGTTCTGTTTGATCTACACCTAGTGTTGTAACTAGTTCTTTAAATTTTCCGCCTAAGTGAGGATTTGGTGCCCAGCCTGTTTTATACCCGCAGTTAAAACAATTAAATGATATCTTTGGGCCACTAGTAATAATGCCGCCTCTTTTTCTAGTATCACTACACATAGGACAATTTAGTGTAGTCCAGCCGCTAGGTGTTTTGCTTGTCTTTACTGGTAAATTATCAAAGACAAGTCGATGCACCTGTTCTACTAGTGAGTCTATATCCATAAGTTTATTATACAGGATATATTTAATATGTCAAGTTAATTTCTTAGAAGAATCTTAGTAACTGAGCCTGACGTAGGATAAGTTAAACATCTAATCCAATTTGCATTTATAGTAAATGTTTGATGATTAACATTGCTTGTTGATGAAAATGCAACATTAGAAATATTAAACCAGTCCTTACTTGCGTCATCATTATTAGGTTGATTTTCTAAAATGCTACCTTGTATTAAAACATTACCTGTAAAGGTGGAAGGATATATTGCTAACGAATGCCGAGCATCTGCAAAATTTCTATCTTGATTACCATACAAGGAATTAGTTGTAAATATATTTGCACTATCTCCTAATGTAGTATTAGCAACCTGCGTAAATACGTTTGCTAGTTGTGTTGCAGTAGGCTCTATAACACCATCTGCAAGTATCTCAATATTCATTGATACGTCATAATCTTGGTTTGAATATATTGGCATATTTTTTGTTTCTGCTGAATCTTTACTCAAATACATTTTGTAAAGTCCTGCATCTATACTTGTTAAATCGCCTTCATTTAAATATAGTTTTATAATCCCAATGCTACTAGTATCCTCACACTTTCTTGTAAGTAATCTTTTTTTAGTTTGAGGATTATAAATATGTGCATATATTGTTTCACTAAAAACATTTTGCAATTTTCTATCTCTATTGCGAATGTTAAAAGTAAGTTCGTTACTAAATCCTTTATGTGCTTTTAATTGTCTATTGTTCATAGGTCTGTTTTCCAAATAAAGTGCGTCAGAAGATACCACTAGATCTACTGGGTCGTCGTATAAATATAATCTGTGATCTCCATAACTCATGTTTTTATAACCTTTATGTATTAGTATTTATCTTTCTAGATGGTAAATATCATTATGCAAGAAATGTATCAAGAAAAGTTTCCGTTCATTACTGGTTTAAAGTATGGCGAGACTGAACACTTTGGTATTGTTGTAAACTATGATAATTCTATAATTACTTTTTACGACATACAAAAGATAAGCAATATCGAACAAACAAAACTTTTATTGGAACTTGGCGAAACCTGGTGGTGGGAATCTAATAGACTTATGCCAATTGATGTATTTCTGCACCATGAGATGAAATCATTTCGGCCTTACTTAACTACTTTTGTAATGAAAGATGTTACTCATCAATTTGGGCCAATGACTACTTTACAAAACCTTTTGAAGAAACGTATAAAGAGAAGAGGTATTCAGTTAATTAGGAAGACTGATTAAGTTTTTCAACAATACAATTTAATTGCACTATAATTGCTAATGCATAACCCATTGCATGGCTTTGTTTAAAAAAGTAATCATCAGTTTTTACCCAAACATTCTTTTCAATGTCCTTCCAATCCTTTCCAACCAAATGGCGTTTGCCTGGTCTTATCATTGCAAGTATCATTGCTAACTGTTCGATAGTTTCGGGTAGATGCTGTTTTACAATATCATAATGATTGTTTATGTGAAACAGTTGTTCAACTATTTCTTTATGACCAAACAGTTCCCACATTGGTTCAGTTGAAACTAGTCTGTCTAAATGTTGTTCATCTACAATATCTTTGTATATGTGGTTGTTAAGAAAGTCTACTTTAAACCAACCTTCTTGTTCTGCCTGTTTGTGATCTATTGTGCTGTAACCTTCTAGTGGAAACTTAGGAATGTTTTGAAAGTAGACACCAGTATTGTGTTTGGTAAACTTACCATCCTTTTCAATGCCTGCAGGCGTGTGATTTACTAACTTGAGAAAATCATCTCTGTTAGCCATATCAATATCTACATCAAAGTCTATTTTCATTTCTGTGTTTTTCTTTCTTTTGCTTTTACTAAAAGTTCATTACAATGTGGGCACTTTAAATCTATGTCTAGTAACCTAGTGATTGCTTCGTGTTTTACAAAATCTATTTCTTCTTTTATTTCTTTCATTGGTATTACGTTGTCATGAAACATTTCCGAGGGTAATGGAAACCCTACATGTTTATCATTCATTCTTTAACAAAGATGCCATCTACCATCTTGCCTTTTCTATCTTTGATATCATTATATGCTACTTGTAAACATTCTTCTAATGTTGTTCCTTCTCTTTTAGCAATATTGATTAATATTACTAAGCAATCTCCAATGTCATCTTTTACATCTTCTCCTTTGCAAACACTATCAGATAGTTCTCCTACTTCTTGTATTAGTTTTAATACTTGATCTTTACTTGTAGCACCATCGATAAGATTTCTATCTACATGCCATTTTTCTGTTAAATCTATTAGGTCATCTAAGTCCCACATTTCCATATTTTTGCTCCTCATATACTTGCTATTTTACATGTTTTTTTAATTTCTGCTACTTCTTCTTTGTTGGCTACAAACACCTTCATCCAAAATTTAGAGTCTATTAAATCTTTTATCATATCTACTTGCTCTGAACTAAAACGTCTTAGCAAATCGTTACCTGAGTCACTTAGATAAATTACCCAAGGACTAACTTTTGCACTTCTTATATCATGGACTGCTCTGGGTGTAGATACTTCCTTAAAGTATTCAAAATACTCCTTTTCATTATCTTTACCCCAAGCAGACAAATACATAATTGTTCTTTCTAATGCTTTCATGCCAGGTTCTTTTTTTACATATTGTAATAAGAATTCATCATACACTTTATCTTTATGCCAATCTGCTAACTTTTTACTGTTTTTAATTAACCACTCTGCAAACCTTTCTGGCTCTAAATATTCATTCCGAATACAACTTCTACCAAACTTTACAAAGCCTTCATAATATTGACTGCGTATAAAATCTTCTTGTGTTTTAGGCTTACTTGCTGTTGTATTAAGTTCATAAAACATTTGAAAAACTCTATATCCTAATCTTGTATGTGTCAAGTCTTTATCTGCCCAACGTCTTTTTCTAACACACATATGAGCGGATAGAGTTCGTTCACTCATAAAGGTTTTATTACACCATTTACATGTGAGATTATTTTCCAAAGATGTCTTTAATTGTTTTGTCATCGTAGCCGTAGTCATATGCTAATGCCTTTAATTCATTATTACTGTTTAACTTAATCATTAATTCTATATCTTCTGGTTTGCTATGTGGATATAAACCATATAAGAATTCTGATATTTTATTTTTCTTCTTCTTAGCATTAGGTGGTTTTAAGTAAGGGTGGAATTGTATTTTGCCAACACCACATGCACTAAGTAACAACCACTGTAGTTCAGGGTGCTTACTAACTTCCATAAACTGAAAGTTTACTAATTCATTTGTAAGGTATATGTAGTTTGCGGCATCTCGCCCTTGCACACTACTGCAATATCGCATCATCATCCAGGCACTAAATGCCTTTTTTTGTTCAGCAGTAAGGCGGTTGTAAAATCCTCTGTCTTTCTTATCGACAGCCGCCATTACATCTTTAAGTGGTATTGCTGGTGGCTTCTTAGCCATTACGTCTATCCTGTGCTTGTTTCTTTTTTAGTTTTTCTTTTTTCAAATCTACTTTTTGTTGTGCTTGTTTCTGTGCCATTATTCGCCCTCAAACTCTACTAGTGTTTTAACATTGTAACCTTGCTCTTGTATTATAGCACTTCCTTTCAAATCGGGCAAGTCTATTACAGCCAGAATTAAAATATCTTTTTTTGCTACATCAAAATTCTCGTGAATTAAATCTGCACAGGCAAGTGCTGTTCCTCCTGTAGCAATTAAATCATCTATAATTACAACTCTACCTTGGATAGGTGAAATTTTT